TCTTAGTTCACAAATATTTAGGTCCCGTTGCCAGCAGTGGAGCTACCAACAGTCCGGGCAACGCTACCTTACCTAGCTACAGTCAAGAAAATCCCTTGTTTATCGAAGATTTGCTGTTGTTAGAAAATCGCGACAGGAGTTATGACCCTAATGTACATGTCATGCGCATGGTCTACACGCACAACGACATTGATTTTGACTTGACACAGTTTGGTTTGTTCTTAAACAACGATACTTTATTTTTAACCACGCACTATCAAAATATGATAGATGGTTTTGGTAGAAAATTAATGGCCGGCGATGTACTTGAGTTACCTAACTTAAAGGACTATCATCCCTTAAACACAGGTATACTGCGAGCACTACCTAGGTATTACGTGATACAAGATGCTGCCTTTGCCGCGGAAGGATTTAGCCAAACTTGGTTACCGCACTTGTGGCGTATCAAAGCCACGCCTATGGTAAATGCGCAAGAATACCAACAAATCATTAACCAACCACTAATGCCAGACACGGTTTGGGACAATGGAAATTACTATCCCGAAGGCTCAACTGTTAACAACGGTGGTGTATATTACAAAGCCATACAAAATGCTCCGGCTGGAGTAGACATTAATGATGCTGCCACTTGGCAAGTGATTACCAATCCCACTACAGTAGGCGATGTTACTTCTACTCGCAACAAAGAACTGGCCATCAACGACGCATTGATAATACAAGCCAATGCTGATGTTCCTTTGAGTGGGTATGACGATGTGTCTTTTTACCTATTACCGGATTATCCCAATGGGCGACCTGATGCCGCAGTGACACCTACTAGTCCTGCAGATACCACAACCCCAGGTACGTATGGGTGGACCTTGGGTTATTTAACTGGCAGTGGTGTAGCACCAAATGGGCTGGCAGTTACTCCTGGGGTAAGTTTCCCTATGGCCCCTACCACGGGTGAGTACTGCTTGCGTTTAGATTACTTTCCCAATCGACTGTTCCGTTTCAATGGTACCATGTGGGTTGCCATTAGCAGTGATGTGCGCACTCCGTTAGACTGGGGTTCAGATAACAGCACACAACGATCTAGTTTCGTCAACAATCCTTATACAGTTGCTACAACCGATCAAGGCAATATCCCCAGTCGACAAAGCATTAGTCAACTGCTACAACCCCAGGCCGATAATGGTAATCAAGGTGGAAATTTACCGCCGAATCCTAGACCGCCAGGAAAATAAACACCAACCAGTATAGGAGAGATAAAATTCAAAACTTTTTTTATGATGCTCAGATTCGTCGTTACTTAACGCAAATAGCTAGGCTCTTTTCCGGCTTCCAAGTGGAGTTTGGACCAAATGAAGCTGGTATAGGCAGTGCCTTATATCGTGTCCCCACACGGTACGGCGATGCTAGCCGCCAAGCGCAAACCATACTTCAGGAAAATTCTGCCAGCAGTATGCCATCGACACCTCTTATAACCTTTTACATCACTGGCTTGGATTATGACCGCCCGAGGATGCAAAATCCCAACCAAGTCAATAGCACAACCGTGCGTCAACGAACTTATGACACCAACACCAACACCTACGAAGCCGCACAAGGCAATGCGTTTACAGTAGAACAGTACATGCCGGTTCCTTACAAGCTGTCAATCAGTGTGGATATTTGGACCAGCAATACCAACCAAAAATTTCAAATTCTGGAACAAATTCTTCCTTTGTTCAATCCCAGTTTAGAAATACAAAGCACTGATAATTACTTAGATTGGACCAGCTTGAGTGTGATTGAACTGCTGTCAACCGGGTGGAGCAGTCGACAAATTCCGCAAGGCACTGAGGATCCCATAGACATCAGTACGTTGAAATTTGTTTTACCTATTTGGTTGTCATTACCTGCTAAGGTCAAAAAGATGGGCGTGGTCGAAACGGTGGTTGCCAGCATGTACAATGCCAATGGAGATTTTGTCAACGCCATTGCCAACAACGACTTGTTGCTAGGTACTAGACAGTACATCACTCCTTATCAATACCAAGTGGTTCTTATTGGCAATAAACTTCAGATCTTGTCAGCCAGCGCAGTGGTTGACCAGCCTAATTCATCCCTAACTGCCGCAGAGGCAGTGGCAAATAGTCAGCTGACTTGGCCCAATGTCATTGCCATATACGGTGTACTGCGACCTGGGGTCAGTTTAATCGCATTGACACAAGCCAGTGGTAGTCAAGTGTTTGGTACCGTGGTGGTTGATCCCAGCAACGAGCAATTTTTGTTGTTCAATGTATTACCAGAATCTATCCCCGCCAATACGCTAAGTCCGGTTAACGCAGTCATTGATCCGCTGAGAAGTGCCCCTAGTATGGGCTTGGTTGCGGCTACTGCTGGACAACGATACTTGCTTACACAAGGAACAGCAAATGCTCAGGGTTGGATGGGTGACGGCAACGCCGAACTAAAAGCACACGCCAATGACATCATCGAATACGATGGGGCAAGATGGTCTGTGAGTTTTGACAGTCAACGTGCCAGTGATGTATCTGCGTATGTGACCAACATCTACACAGAAATACAATATCGATGGACCGGTACCGTTTGGGTTAAGTCTTACGCTGGCTTATACTCTGCAGGAGCATGGAGTCTTATAATATAAACTACTGTTTAGTTTTAGTAAATACTGTATGAGCTCAATAGTATCAGCAGTTGGCGTTTTATTCTACGCACAAAAAACACAACGTTATTTTTATCTTTTACGCAACGACGAAAAGCATCCTGACTGTTGGAGTTTGGCTGGTGGAAAAGTTGAAGGGAATGAAACACTTATGTCTGCGTTGACGCGTGAGTGTTTTGAAGAAATCGGATTTATGCCGGAATATCAACGCATGGTGCCTATAGAAAAATTTACTTCGTCGGATAATAATTTTAACTATCACACGTTTTTTTGCGTAGTAGAAGAAGAATTTATACCTGTACTAAACGACGAACACACTGGCTATGCTTGGATCAATAGCGGAATTTGGCCCAAGCCCTTACATCCTGGGCTGTGGGCTACCATTAATTTCGCTGCCGTACAGGAAAAAATATCAACGATACAACAGTCGTTGATTCAATAATTTACACGTCGCAACGACTAATGAATTCTTGATAAGTTAGACTCTTTGTGTTGGCGCAATCAATCCACTCTTGGAACATGTTTGATTTTATTCCTACCAGTGTAAATGTCACTTCACTGTAGGCTTTTATAACTTCGCTTACTTGCGACGCCCAGTTATTTACAGCGCATGGGGTTTCTTTGTTGTACCCCAATAAATAAATTTCTTGATGACCGTCAAATGCCGCGAGGTACAAGGCCAAAGCCGGAGCGGATAGGTTTGGATTATTAGGTATCAAATAAAATTTACCCGGACTGCTTAGGCAATTTTTGGCAGTGGTGTATATGATGTTGGCAGTGTCGTACCCGCTGGCAAGTAGACTGGTTAAATTTTCCAAGATCACATCCACGGTAAAGTCTAGTCGCATGGTCTTGGCTACTTCAGCGGTGCCGTAGGTTTGAAGATTTTTGGAACCCAGTAGACCACCGCGATGTGCTTGTAGTACGCGAGCGTTGAACTGTTCTTCGTCAACGGTACTGCCAATAACAGCGGCTCTACCGGATATGTGTTCATTGGTAATGGCGTTATCAATCCACTCTCGTCGTTGTTGTTTACGACCACCACTCCATTTGGTTTCAGATATTACAAATTCCCCGATATAATTTTGACGATAAGATGCTAGCATATAGTTATTTAACTTAATTTTTTACTTGGTTAAAATTCATCAATATTCAAACTACGCTTGTTACGGCGTAGTATTGATGTTATAGTGTTAGTACTATTTTAATAGAGATTTTGAGCCACTACTCTACCGTACCAAGTTGTGCCATCAGGACAGTAAAGCTCGTAGAGATCTGTACCATTTGAAGTTATAGTCGGAGTAACGCCACCCGGCCATTTAATTAAACCAGGAGTTGATACCCACACTGTTCCTGACGAAGAGGTCGTTATAAATACCGTTATTTTTTTAGCACTGCCTCCTGGAGCAGATGGGGCAAATAGTGTAGGAGTGTAACCGTTAGAAATAGTCCATTTTTGTGTTTGCCCGTTAGACCAATTGGGAGTATATCCTGATGATGATATAGTTACTGTGTAATATTGTTCACTATAACCAGACAGTGTGGCACCGCTGATAGTACCTGATGTACTTAAATTACCACCAGTAATAGTGCCGCTTGTACTTAAATTACCAACTGTAGCGTTACCAGTGATATTAGCAATACCGCCAACATACAAATTACCTCCAATACCAGCTCCACCGGCTACTACTAATGCTCCGCTTGTTGTGTTGGTCGAAGCTGTAGTGTTTGGAATATTAGTAATACCGCCAACATACAAATTACCTTGGATGCCTACTCCGCCTGAAACTTGTAATGCTCCGCTTGTTGTGCTGGTTGAAGTTGTGTTTAGTCCCCATCCTATAGCAACTGCGTTATTGGCAACTGTCAACGCCGGATAACCACCATGAACTTGGCCGAATTGAAGCTCATAGTGATCGCTACCATTTACCGTACCACCGGTTGCGTTGAATCGTATGTTGCGTTGTTGCGCAATGCCGCCACCTATAGCTCTAAATACTAAATCACCTACATAATTTGCGCTTGATTGTGTAACGTCAATTATCGGGCCATTTTGATCGCCGTAATTTTGAATACGTAAGAATACATTACCGTAACCACCCGACGAAGTAGCACCTAGTATTAGTTCATTGCTAGTGGTATATATACCGATATTACTGGCGAGAACGTTAGCAGGAGTGCCGGTGAAAACATTACCAAGTGATGGAATAATACCGGAGATATTACCAATGTTTACGGTATTTGTAACGATATTGCCACCAACGTTGACGTTGCCACCAATACCAGCTCCACCTGAGACTTGTAATGCTCCGCTGGTTGTACTGGTTGAATTTGTAGTGCCAGTGATATTAGCAATACCACTTACTACTAGCCCAGACAATGTACCAACTGAGCTAATATTTGGTTGAGCAGTAGTAGATAATGTACCAGTTAATGTAGTAGCTGATACTGTCGTAGCCGTTACTGTACCGCTTGTACTTAAATTACCAACTGTAGCATTACCACTGATGCTAGCAATACCGCCAGCATACACATTACCTGCAATACCAGCTCCACCTGAAACTTGTAATGCTCCGCTTGTTGTGCTGGTTGAATTTGTAGTGCTGGTAACGTTGATGTTACTGCTAATATTACTACTGATTGCGATACTACCGCTACTAGTAATGCTGTTGACTACTAATGTTCCACTAGATAATAAATTAGCACTGATGACGTTAGCACCAGTAATATTACCTCCGCTACCTGATGTAGCGATATTACCAGCAGTGACATTGCCACTAATGTTAGCAATATTACCAACTAATGATGTAGCAGTTATTATACCTGATGTAGTTAAATTACCAACTGTAGCATTACCGCTGATATTAGCAATACCACCAACGTACACATTACCTGCTATACCAGCTCCGCCCGCGACTTGTAGTGCTCCAGTAGCTGTACTTGTTGAAGATGTAGCATTTGTGATATTAGCAATGCCACTTGCTACTAAACCAGTTAATGTACCAACGGCAGTAATGGCAGTTTGTGAGGCAGTTGATAATAAACCAGTTAATGTTGT